TCCGGTGACCTCACCGCGAAGTTCCAGGGCATCGCCGACAGTGCACGGAACATCTGGGCGGTGTTCCAGGACCTCGGTGGGATCGTCTCCGGCGTCTGGTCCGCCATGGCCGCCGGGGCCGGTGGCGTCGCCGGCGCACTCGCTGGTGGCCTGTCGTCGCTCAATGCGTGGGTGAACAGTGGACCTGGCATGTCCATGCTCACGGGTTTCTTCACACAGATGTACGGGGCGGTGCAGGCGATCCTCCCGGTCCTCGGCCAGGTCGGGCAGATCATCCTCGGGACGGTGGCCCCGGCCATCGCCCAGTTCATCCAGGCCATTGGTCCCGGCCTGTCCGCCGTCGTCGGATCCCTCGGCAGCGCCCTCGCGTCCATCGCACCTGCCATAGGCCCCCTCGGTGCTGTCCTCGGTCAGATCCTCACTGCCATCGCCCCAATGGCCCCGGCGATCGCCGCTGTCGTCGCCGGATTCATGGGCTTCTCGAAGTTCATGCCGATCATCTCCATGCTCGGCGGCCTGCTCAGTGGCCTGACATGGCCCATCACAGCCATCGTCGCCGGCGTCGGCCTCCTCATCGCAGCATTCACCCAGGTGCCCGGTGCCATGGGCCAACTGCAGGCAGCTTTCGGGCAGGTCATGGCCGCCATCCAGCCCCTGTTCGGTGTCCTGATGCAGGTCGGGCAGACGATCATGGCGGCGCTTATGCCAGCCTTCCAGGCGCTCGTTCCAGTCGTCATCCAGATCGTGCAGCTGGCGGCGCAGATCATCGCCGCCCTGATGCCGATCGTGACGACGATCCTGCAGCTGGCGGCATCGATCATCTCAGCACTGATGCCGGTTATCACAGCGCTGATGCCCGTCATCTCCGCACTCGTGGCTGTCCTGTCGGGGATTGTCTCTGCCCTCGCCCCGATCCTGCAGATCATCGCCCAGGTAATCGCCTTCTTTGCTCAGCTCCTCGCGACCATCGTCGGATTCGTCGCGACGGCGCTCGGCATGATCATCAGTTTCGTCGCTGGGGTCATCGGCGGGTTCGTCAACATGGTCGGCACCGTCATCGGCACCGTCGCCGGGTGGGTGTCCTCCGTCATCGGGTTCTTCGTGAACCTCGCGTCGCAGGCGATCAGCAAGGCGCAGGAACTGTGGGGTCGGGTCACCGGAGCGTTCAGTGAGGGCGTGTCCAAGGCCATCAGCTTCGTCAGCGAGTTGCCGGGGAAGGCAGTGTCCGCGCTCGGCAACGTGGGCTCGCTGCTGGTGGATTCGGGGCGTGCGCTGATTCAGGGCTTCATCAACGGCATCAAGGGCATGTTCAGTGCTGTGACTGACACAGTGTCTGGCCTGGTCAGCAAGGTGCGTGGGTTCTTCCCGTTCTCCCCGGCGAAGTATGGTGCGTTCTCCGGCCACGGGTGGGTGCTTTACTCCGGCCGGTCGATCGGTGAGGCGTTCGCTCAGGGTATTCAGGACCGGGCTGGTCTCGCCGCGGATGCGACGAAGGGCATGATGTCCGCGGCGTCCCGGAACCTGAACGGCTACCGGGCAGACCTCGGCATCGGCGCCGCCGGAGGTGTCGGTGCCGGCCCGCGAGCGGACTACTCCGTGCACATCGGCACCATCGTCGCCGCTGATGAGCGGAAGCCGATCCGGGATGCCGAGCAGCTGCAGCTGAAGGCGAAGATCAAGGGAGGCATGGCCTGATGGACGAGCGCCTGACTATCGAGTGGATCGACCCGCGGGGGAAGGTGTGGAACCTGACCGACGGCACCGAGGGCGTGCTCCTGGACGTGGGCCAGTCCGATTTCCACCTGTCCACGATTGAGCACCAGTGGGTGCGTGGTGGGATGCAGTGGGCGGGCTCGCAGATTCAGCGGGCGGAACCGTCGCTGAAGGTCCTGGTCGGTGACACGTTGTCGGGGTCGCGGTATTACCGGCTTGCCGATGAGTGGTGGTCGTTGGCGAACTCGGCGACCACGGAGGGTGTCCTGCGGGTCACCCGTCCGGATGGTGAGGTGCGTGAGCTGCGGTCCCGTCTGCGGGATACTCCTGCCACCGAGTGGGACTATGACCCGGGTGCGGGTATTGCTGATGTGCCGGGTGAGCCGTGGCTGTTGTCTGGGGCGACATCGTTCTGGGAGGGGCCGGAGCAGTCGGTGTCGTTCTCGGCGGACGTGGTGGCCGGCGGTGGTGGCGTCCCGTTCTACGGTGCGGATGGTCACGGGTGGCCGCTGTACATCGCGCCTCTGTCGTCCGCGTCTGACCTGTTCCTGTCGAACCTGGGGCAGGGGCCGCAGTGGTTGACGTGGACCCTGATCGGCCCGATCACCAGCATCACGTTCGGTGTGGAGGGCGGCTGGCTGTCCTATGAGGGTGGCATTGCGGCCGGGGAGCAGGTCGTCGTCACGACCGAGCCGGGCTACCGGTATGCGGTTGAGGCGGTGTCCGGGGACAACCGGTACACGCACATTTCCGGCTCGTATGCGCCGGTGCCGGTCGGTGACCGGATCCCGTTGCACATCGTCGCTGAGGGCATGACCGCGGAGTCCAGCGTGATTGTCACGGCCCGTGAGCAGTTCGTGAAGCCGTTCTGAGGAGGATCTGGTGAGCACCATCTACAACACCCCGCGGGGGACGACCTACGATCCGCTTCCAGTCGAACTGTGGAAGTGGGACGGGACCGGCCCGGAGGGACGTTTGGAGACCTCGGAGAAGATCGAGGTGACGTGGGGCGACCGCGGTGCGGCCACGGCGGTGATCGACACGCCGCTGACTGCTCTGTCGTCCCTGCTGGTCGACACGACCGCCGAGGTGCTGGTAGTCGCCACGTTCAACGGGAAGCGGCACGTGTCCACGGTGGTGGAGTCGAAGATCTTCGCCGACGAGGATGCGCCGGATGATGTGCGGGTGCAGGCGACGACGGCGTCCGCCTGGTCGATGCTTGACGGTGAACTGCTGCCGCCGGTGCCGGAGATGCCGCTGTCGCAGCAGCAGTCGGCGGAGGAGTACGTGCTGTCCGGTCCGGTGGAGACCGTGGTGAAGGCGCTGATCCGGTTCGGTGCGGAGCGTGTCGGGCATCCGATCGTGGTGATGCCGGACCGGGATGAGGGGCCAACAGTTGAGGTCCGCGGCCGGTTCGACACGGTCGCGGAGCTGATCGAGGACCTGCTGCCGACGTTGGGCTACCGGGTGTCGCTGGAGGCATGGCTGCCCGGCGATGAGACGGTGGAGGACTTCTCCCTGACGCGTCCGACGATCATCGCGGACGTGGTGCCGTACCGGGACAATCCCGGGCTAGTGTGGACGCACGCGGCGCACGACATTGAGTCGTGGGAGCTTGTCCACAAGCGGGCGTCGAAGACCCGCGTGATCGTCGGCGACAAGGGGGAGGGCACTGCGCAGAAGTTCGTGCTGGTGACGAGTGATTCGGCGGAGCTGACGCCGTGGGGAAGGCGTGAGGGGTTCACCACGGTCTCGTCGGAGGACGAGGACGCGACCGCGCAAGGTCGACTGGAGCTGCAGAAGCAGGCGGAGTCCGTGACCCTGGATGCCACGGTGGCCCCGTCACTGTCGTGGGAGTTCGGCACGGATGGTGAGTGGGACAAGCAGTTCGATGTGGGGGACTGGTGCACCGTCCAGCTGCCGCAGATCGGTGATGTGCGGGACGTGGTGACCGAGGTGACGGTGGAGCTTACGCCGGTGTCGCTGACCGTCACTCCGAAGGTCGGGTCGCCGGATACTAGCGACCGTGACTTGTATGCCCTGGTCACGGACATTGACAAGCGAGTGAACCGGCAGATGAGAGGACGCTAACCGTATGGCGATCACAGCCCTGGCGACGCAGAACACGCAGGTCGGCCCCGCGCAGTTCGCGGACATGACGGAGGTGCTGACCGCCCCTGCGAAGGTGGACTCTCCGACGGATCTGACTCCGTCCCGTGCGTCGACGAGGTCCGTGCGGATCGCTGCCGGGGCGGGGACCGCTGGCGGGTCGCGGATCCGGTCGACGGCGACGGAGACGCTGAACCTTGACGCGCAGACGGCCGGCACCCGTTGGGACGCCATCGTCCTGCGTGTCGACTGGTCCACCTCCGAGGTCCGGCCGGTGGCGGTGAAGGGAAACTCCTCGAGCGTGCCGATCAACACGTCGTCAGCGGCGGACGCATCCCGGGTGAACCGGATTCCCGGGGTGATGTATGACTTCCTGATCGCGACAGTGCAGGTCGGACTTGCTGGCATCTCCACGCTCATCGACTACCGCATGTGGGGCGGTGACGGTGGACCCTACCGGGTGACGACTGACGCGCTCGGCTCCCCGTCACTGCTGGATGCCCGAGCGGGTACGTGGATCTCAACGGACAAGGGCTTGCTGACGAAGCGGCTCGACGACGACGGGGTATGGCGTGCGGTCGGTACGGAGTCGAACCCGTGGAAGACGTGGACGCCGACCTTGCGCTACTACGGCAACGACATTGTCACCGGCACCAGTGGCGGTACGGTCGCCGGGATGGGTAACGGGCCGATCGTCAACACCAGGTACCGGATCACCGATGGCATCGTCGACGCGTACGTTTACGCGAAGGCCGGGTCAACCGGGGCTACATGGGGCGATGGTTTCATGACCATGGACCTGCCCGTCCCGGCTGCATCGCAGACGAACCAGGACATCTGGTGCATCGGCCACTTGTTCACCAGTGGTTACGGCGGTGACGGTGATTTCGACTGGCAGGCACAGGCCCTGATCAAGGGCGGCTGGACCCGTGCCATGCTGTGGACAAACGGCAGGATCGATGATTGCCGCTTGACGCCGTACGTCTGCCAGCAGGTCAACGGTGGCCCCGGCTCCGGCTCCCCGTTCATCAACGGGGGCTTCCCGGTCGGTTCGTGGACGTTCAACCTGAAGTACCCGACGGACGCATAGACCATGGCAGCGCAGTGGACACCGTACCGGCTGAACCTCGTCGCCCGTGAGGGTGAGGACCTGCGCCTGACGTTCCGCCTCACCAGACCGCTAGACGGCATGGAAGTTCTGATCGGGGGAGCGGTCTACCCGGTGGACCTGTCGGAAGATGGGGCGCAACTCCTCGTCGCGGCAGACGAGGCGCAGACGATCCCCGACCGGGCGCCGGTCACCGTGCGGGTGCAGTCCGGCGGGGCGTGGACGGTCCTGGCAGAGGGCAGTGTCGTGAGGAGGACAAGATGAGCACCAGGGAATCGATGGACGCGCCGATGGTTTACGACGACATCATGCTCGTCCCGACCGCCGGGCCGATGGGGCCACCCGGGCCGCAGGGCGAAGCAGGGGAGCCGGGACCGGCGTCGTCGGGGCCGGTGATGTGGACAGGTCAGGGCGAACCGCCTGACCACATTCCCGGGGCGAAGGCCGGGGACACCTGGCTCGACACGACGACCGGAAATCTCTACACGCTCACCGCGGACGCGGTTCGGGCGCAGATCCTCTAGGAGAAAATCATGGCATGGCAGCAGAGTGGAAGCATCCGCGGACCGCAGGGCGAGCGCGGGCCCGAAGGCCCCGAGGGCAAGGAAGGCCCGCGGGGAGAGCAGGGAATCCAGGGCGAGCGTGGTCCCGAGGGTAAGGAGGGGCCGCAGGGGAAGCAGGGCGCGCCGGGCGCCGACGGTGCGGACGGCCGCGGCATCACGATCTCCGGCAGTGTGGCGAACGAAGCCGCCCTTCCGACCGATCTCGGACCCGACGACGCCGGCAGTGCGTACCTCACGCAGGACAATGGCAAGTTGAACGTGTGGACCGGCACCTCGTGGGCGCCGCCGGTGGCGTTCCGTGGCCCGGCCGGCCCTGACGGG